GGTCCCCCGGACAATCGAGGCTAACCGCGCCAATCGATCCGAGCTGCAAAATCCGCGATCCGCGCGCCACGGCGCGCTGGCTGCGATACGTGTAAAGGTGCAGGTTTTCCGCAAACAATCACCTAAAAAATCAAACGGCGGTTACTGTTTAAAAAAAGCTGTTATTTGATCCGTTTTTTGGTATAAGATTCACCGCATGGAGAAAGCCGTTGACAAAGCCAAGGGCCGTGGGAGACCCCGCGTTAGCGAAGAAACTCGACTAACCGGCAAGCAAGTAAAGTTCGTGGAGCTTGTAGCAACCCGCGAGGGCCAAGACACGCTACAAAACTTAGCCGTAGAAGCGGGCTTCAGCGCCCGTGGCGCAAATGTCAGGGCATACGAGCTTTTAAACCCCAAAATTAGTCCACACGTCTGTAAAGCGTTACGCGAACGCAGAGAGCAACTTGCTCAAAAATACGAAGTCACTTATGCGAGGCATATTCGCGATTTACAACGGATCAGGGACGAGGCGTTAGAGAACGGTGCATATAGTGCCGCTGTCCAAGCTGAAAAGGCCAGAGGTCTTGCCCAGGGTAATATTTACGTTAATAAGAGTGAAATACGTCACGGCTCCATAGATCAGATGAGTAAAGAACAAGTTCAGGAAGCACTAAACGAACTCAGGCGTCAGCTTGGAGAAAAGGTGATTGATGTCGAACCAGAGCGAATCGAAGTTTTGGAAGACGTTAAAGTGGCACATTGAAAAATCCGGGGCGAATGTAGTACTGACGCGAATCGAAAATTCGCAAACCCCCGGCATTCCTGATCTGTTGCTGTGCGATGAAAAGAAACGTTTGCATTTAATCGAGTTGAAGGTTCTGAAGGGCAATAAAGTGTTGCTCAGTCCGTTTCAGGTAAGTTTTGCCACACGGCACATGGGCTCAAAAGTTTGGCTTTTGGCTCAAAAATGGGTAAAAGATACCAATGAACTGTATTTGTATCGATCTGAACGTGTGTTACGAGTCGCGGACAAAGGCGTTGCGGAAGTGAAGCCTGATCTTTTATTCACGTTGCCGTTAGATGTGGATAAA